AGAAGAAGCAGGGCTGAAGGCACTGCGGACCGGGGCAGAAGCAATACTGACAGAGGCCATAGATGAGACCCCGATTGATACTGGCACCCTTCGCAGGAGCGGAACGGTGACAGTCGGAGCTCTGCCGGACGAGGCGAAGGTGTATGAAGCAGCTAAGGCTGGAACAGCACAAAAAGATGGTGGCAAAATTGGCAAAGAGAAAGCGGTGTATATCAGTTTTAATACCCCCTATGCCCGGAGGCAGCATGAGGAACTTGGATATAACCATCCTCGCGGCGGGAAAGCAAAATATTTAGAGGACCCTTTCCGGCGCAACGAGAAAAAGGTGCTTGACTATGCAGAAAAGCAAGTTAAGAAAGCACTGGAAAAAGCTAAGTGAGGTGATGCCGGCGTGATGCTAAACGATATAGGTACCTATTTACAGTCTCAAGGAATAGGGACCCTTGGGATAGATTTATTTTTGGGCCTGATGCCGGATCAGCCGGACAACAGCATAGCTTTGTTTGAATACGCCGGAAGCCCACCAGACCTACACTGGAATGGTGAATATCCTGGGTTGCAAGTAAGGGTCCGCAACAAAAGCTATGCTGCCGGCAGAGCAAAAATCGATGAAGTAAGAAAGGCACTACATGGACTACATGAAACAGAATTGTCAGGGACTCGTTATTTGCTTATCAAAGCCCGAGGAAGTCCGGAAATATTAAAACGAGACAACAATAATAGAACCGAATGGTTCATAAATTTTGAAATTATAAAGGAGAGTGATTGATTATGGCAATAGCAGGTAAAGGCGGCGGTGTTTATATTGGTGATACGCCGAAGAAGGTTGCAGAAATAGGAAACTGGAGTTTGGATTTGTCAGCAGACGACATCGACATTACCAGTTTTGATAGTGATGGCTGGAGAGAAAGGATACAGGGCATCAAGGAATGGTCCGGATCCTTTGAAGGCAACTTCAAGCCAGATGATGCAGACGGTCAGGCTGCTTTAATAGATGCATGGCTTAACGGCCAAGCGGTTAAGCTGGAGCTTCAAGTGAATAGTACTGTGAAATTTTCTGGAGATGCTTTTGTAAATCTCAGCATCGAAGCTCCATTTGATGATAAAGTGAGTTTCAGCTGTGACTTTTCCGGTACCGGTGCACTTACGCCATCCGGGATAAGTAGCTAATGGCTATCAGAGGACTTGTTGGGGCGGTATATAAGAATGAAGCCGCCCCTGTTTCTGACAATATCGCTTTACTCTTTGACTGGACCCTTGAGATCCACCACAAGAAAGAATATACTTTTGGCCCAGAACTTCACATTATACCTACAGGGTGGCATGTGAAAGCAGAAGCATACTGGGCGGCAAAGAAGATACCTAAAGGGCAAGCTTTTGTCCGGTTGTTTATAGGCAAGGGTGAAGATATGCGCTGTTTATCTGGGCATGTTGAATTGCCTACGCTAAAAAAGACTGAAGATATATGCGAAATGGGAATCAATTTGGAAGGAGTTAGTTTGTTAAAACAGGAGGATTGATAATATGCGAGAAAAAGTTATAAATTTTGCTGGGAAGGAAATTAGAATACAAGAAAAAAAGATTGGAGAGCTTGAAAAAATTGTGGCTGAATTGTTTCCGGAGAGCAAAGGTAATATACAGAAAATAGACTTGAGCAAATTATTAGAACAGGCAGGATTTGAATTACTCTACAAGAAACTGCCGAAAATCATACCAGAGATTACAAAAGAAGATGTGAAGAATGCTTACATGAGCGAGATTGAAGCATTAGTGGAGGCGTTTGTTGACGTAAATTTTATGGGACTAAAGCGGATGATAAAACCGCTGATGAGCTTGATTCAGGTTGGCTTACCGCAGAGATAGTTGTGCTTTTGGCAAGAGAATTTGGATGGACACCACAACAAATGAGAGAACTTACCATTCATGAATTGACTGCAATATTAAATGAGTTGCAAAAACAAATAGTAATTGAACAGTATAACGAACAAAGGAACAAATGGGCATTTTTAGCTGCGGTCATAACAAACGGTTTTAATATATTTACAACTGTTATTGCAGGGGTTTTTGGAGGAAAGAAACGTAAGCCAAAGCTTGTGGAGCCGGATGACTTTATGAACAAAGATGCAAAAAAAATACTCCAGCGCTTGCTTGGGCATGAGCTCGAGCAAAAGGACTGGAGTAAGCACATTGATGATGTGAGGATTAAGGGGCTGGCGGGGCCGTGGTAGCATCTTTTTTTGTTTTCTTTTTTCTGCTGCCGAAGAAATTTAATACCGCAAGTATTAAAGCCACAACTCCCCAAAAAGTCATGTCGGAATATGTTGTTGTTTGACCAGCGGCAATACCCAAAATTCCCGCAATCGCCATTATAACCATTGATACTTTAGGCAGTCCAAAAGAGAAAGCTCCACCGATTAAAAACAAAAGGGCTACAAAGATACCTACACTGCCTCCTTGTGTAGCGGATTCTTCCCCAAAAATTGAGCCGCCAATACCTACTGCACAAGACTGAAGAAGAATAATTAAGAAAAAAACTAAAGATAAAATACCACATGCAATTTTCACAAGAAATACCTCCTTTGCGTAATTATTCAACAGGAAGTTCAAAAGTAGCAGTAACTTCGCCCAAAATATCTTTATAGAAGTAAATTTTTACAGTATCAGATTTGTTATCAAGGCCAAAAATCATTTGAGCGTTACATGTAACTCCTAGTGGTATACTTTGTGGGTATTTTGTTTTTGAATTAGGATATGTATATCCTATATTACCAGCAGAATCAACTACTTTAAAATATATATCGGACAGATAAACATCTTCACTACTTGCGATATTGGTATAAGTGTAGTCAATCATGATAACTTGTGCTGGATTTTTATCAGAAAATTGATTACGTTCAGTCATTTCGGTAATTTTGTTAATTTTGAAACTATATAAAGCATTTCCTGAATCGTCTGTTACGATATACTCATTTTTTCCGGTTTCTGTTGAAGACACAGTTGTTTTACCAGTAGTAATGAGCACGGTTTCATTTTCAGCATCCCAAGTAACATTGGAGCCTAAGGCCTCACTAACGAATCGTACCGGAACCATGGTTCTACCATTAAGGACAATTGCAGGAACATCGCCTGTTATTTCTCGACCGTCAACAAGAACTTTGACAACTGGAAAACCTTCGAAATGACCATACATCGCAGCAAAACTAACAGCTCCACACAAAACTAATGCCAAACAAGTAATTAGCATAAAAATATTTTTTTTCATAAAATCACTCCTTAGTAAAAATATTGGTTTAGTTTCATTATTCTACAATAATATGGAAAATCCTTCTTTTTTATTTAAAAAGGCAGGTGAATAAAAATGACAGTTGGCCAGATAATAGCAAAGTTACGTTTGGATCCAAAAGAATACGAAAAAGGATTACGTAATGCAGAAGCACAGGCCAATAAAGCAGGTTTAAGGATAGGTAGTATATTTAAAAATGCTTTTTCAGTTACTACCGGTATGGCTATGTTTGAAGCTCTGAAAAGGGGTTTTAAAGCTACTGTAGGAACAGCAATAGATTTTAACTCTATGCTTCAAACAGCACAAATTGGGTTTTCAACTATGCTTGGAAGTGCGGAAAGAGCACAGAAATTCCTTGATAATATGGCTGACTTCGCATCAAAGACACCTTTTGAATATCCAGAATTACTTGAGGCATCTAAACGTATGCTTGCATATGGCTTTGCAGCAGAAGAGGTTTTGCCTACGCTACGTGCCATCGGAGATGCGGCAGCTGCACTTGGAGCAGGCTCAGAGGGAATTGATAGAATAACCCTTGCATTGGGTCAGATACGAGCTAAAGGCAAGCTATCAGCTGAGGAAATGCGGCAACTTACGGAAGTAGGCGTGCCGGCATGGCATATATTAGCTGACGCGATGGGTAAAACCGTACCTGAGTTGCAAAAAATGGTTTCAAAAGGCTTAATTCCTGGATATAAAGCTGTTGAAATGTTAACTAAGGGAATGATGCAGCGATTTGGCGGAATGATGGCCAGCATGGAGAATACATGGCAAGGAGTTACGTCGTCGATAAAAGATATATGGCGGATAACCATAGGCACAATAACCAGCAATCTATTTAAAGGTTTGAATACGTGGCTGCAAGGCGTCCGTGATTTTGCTACGAATTTTTATAGTGCTGTTAAGCAATTAGGACTACAGACGGCTATTTCCATGTATTTTGGCGGAGATGTTGCGGCACTCGTGAATATATTAGGAACTGCTATACATTGGTTAGCGTCAATAGTTAGCGGTACAGCGAAATTACTTATTCAATATGGGCAAGCGGTAAGATTTGTTGCTACCACTATTTTGACTTATATAACATTAACTAAAATTGCATCAATGACTACTGCAGCATTTCGATTAATATCTTTAGCCTTAAAAGGCGAGTTGACTGCTCATATCCCGGTATTAAGTTGGGTAAGTACTGCTGTAGGTATTTATAGGGTACAGTTAGCATTAGCGTCAGCGCAAGGTATTGTCCTTACAGGCGTTCTGGCTAAACTGAAATTAGCCCTATGGTCCCTCTGGGCGGCACTTGGCCCAATAGGATGGGTTGTATTAGGCATATCGGCGGCTGTTGCAGGCGGTATGGTGCTTTGGAATAAATACACAAAATCCGTAAACGCGGCGAACGAAGCGGCGATGAATGAAAAAATACGGCTTCAACAGGAAGAGTTGCAAAGAAGCTTAACTGGCATTACTGATGCCGCAAAAAACCAAGCGGACGCATTTGGCGAAACAGAAAAAGCCGCAAAAAAGGCTGCAGGACAAAATATCCAGTCATTTGACGAAGTGCATCAGCTCCAAGAAGATATAACAAAAAATGCCGATGATATGACAAGCGAACTTTCAGGAGCCGATTTAGGAGTAAATATTCCTGGAATTGATATGGGCGGAATTGGAATTCCAGATATAGGAGCAAGTATTGAGGAAACGAAGCCAACCCTGTCAGGTTTTTGGGAATGGATAAAGCAAGGTGCAGCCAACCTCTGGGAGAGTGTAAAAGAAAAATGGAATGGCTTTAAAGAATGGGTCAAAAGCTGGGGGATATGGCAATGGATCGGTGAGAAATGGGAAAGTCTTAAAACTGGTGCGTCCAATCTATGGGAAGGAGCGAAAGAAAAATGGGCTGACTTTAAAGAGTGGGTAGGAAGTTGGGTCGGACCACTTTGGGAAGGAATCAAGGGAAAATGGTCCGGTTTCAAAGAGTGGGTTGGTAACCTATGGGAAGGCGCAAAGGACAAATGGGGCAATTTCACAGGTTGGGTACAGGAGAAGTGGAGCAATTTCAGGACTAAAGCTGGTGAGATATGGGAAGGTGTAAAGACGAATGTTCAAGAAAAATGGAATGCCCTTAAAACTAATGCGCCTATTATATGGGAAAATATTAAAACAAATATACAAACCAAGTGGGAAAACCTTAAAACAAAAGCCGGGGAAACCTGGGGAAATATAAAAACTAGTATACAAGAAAAATGGGACGCTCTTAAAGCCAACGCACCTACCACATGGGAAAGTATCAAAACGGCTATTAGCGAAAAATGGGAATTCCTTAAAACGGGAGCTATTGAAAAATGGGAAAGTATCAAAACGACTATTAGCGAGAAATGGAATGATTTGAAAACCAATGCTCCAACTACATGGGAAAGTATAAAGACGAGTATTAGCGAAAAATGGAACGCTCTTAAAACTAATGCGCCAACTGTTTGGGGGAATATCAAAAAAGAAATCTTTGATAGGTGGGACGCTCTTAAAACGGATGCGCCTATTACATGGGAAAACATAAGAAAAACAATAAGCGACAAATGGAACGAATTGAAAAATAACGCACCTTCTACATGGGAAGAACTCAAAAACACCATTTCTAATAAATGGCAGGAAATTAAGGATGATGCTTTCACTTGGGGCAAAAATTTGATACAGAATTTTGTTGACGGCATAAAAGAAAAAGTCAACACATTAAAAGAATCGCTTAAAAACGTAGGACAGAGGATAAAAAACTTTCTCGGCTTTTCTTCTCCGACTAAAGAAGGACCGGGAAGTGATGCTGACAAATGGGCTCCCAATCTTATGAAAATGTATAGAGAAGGCATTATGAAAGGTATTCCTGGCATACATACATCTGTGAATGCAGTTGCTGATGAAATATCGACTCTATCTTCAATGACGGTTCAGCCGACGATACAGTCAGTGGCATCAGCAGGACAGGTCGCAAATAATAACACAGTATCCGATGATATTGAACAAGCAGTATATAGGGGAATTATAGACGCTTATAGAATTGCTCAAGCAACAACAAACCAAGGAAACAGTGAAAATCAAGAAATTGTATTCAAAATTGACAACACTGTACTTGCAAGAATTCAACTTCCCGCCCTTATCCGAGAAGCTCAACGTCAGGGCATAAATCTTGTCTTAAGGCCTCAGGGGGTGTAAACCATGGCAGCAGAAGTATTTAAAATAGCAGGAGTAAAAATAAAATCACCTTCTGATGTTAAAATAGGCCGGTTTGATATAACTAAATCGGAAAGAAATGCTGCAGGCAAAATGGTAATGGATCTGATAGCAACGAAGCGGCGAGTTGACTGTACATGGAGCTTGATTGCTGACAGCGAACTACAGCTCATAATCGACACAATAACGGCAAATAAGCCGTTTTTTAGTTTCGAATATCCTGACGTTGGCGGACAAAAGACAATGATTTGCTATTCCGGTGATATAAATACGGGTCTTTGGTATAGAAAGAACGGTGTGAGATACTGGCAGGACGTGAGTATAGCTTTTATTGAGCAGTAGAGAGGTGACGTTATGTATCCGGTATCGCAAGAGTTTTTGGAAAAGATACGAGCTAATAAGCGACAGGTATTTGCAAAAGTAACTATAGATTATACTGACCCTTTCCTAGATCAATCTATATCAATTTTAACAAATGAAAACGCAAATATATCATACCCGAATCAAACCGCTGATAATGTGCAAGTTCCAATAGGTAAAATAGCCAGTTTAGATGGCAGCTGGGTATTAGACGGAACATATGTGTTGGCTCCAATTGATCCGTTAATGAGCCAAATGGGGTGGTGGGGCGCACAATTATCTGATGCTAATGGTGATTTTGTTCTGCCTTATCCAACTTTGACAGTGCAATTTAATTCTAGACCAATCACAAAGCTACAAGTAATCGGAGATAGCGCAAGAGGAGAATATCCGGTTAATTTTAATATTTATTTATATGGAGATAATGATGTATTGCTGTATATCGAAAATGTATCAAATAATACTAATGTAATTTGGAATAAAACGCTCGATAATCCTGTGACTCAGGTAGTAAAGATGGTTCTTGAAATAACAAAGTGGAGCCATGCTGGTAGGCAAGTTAAGATTGTTGAATTTTTTACGTCTATTCAAGAAACTTATGAAGGTGAAGATATCATTAAAATCGACTTAATAGAGGAAAGAGATGTTGGACAAAACTCTTTGCCGATTGGAAGTATAACAAGCAATGAGATACAAATTACACTTAACAATGTTAATAGAAAATTTGATGCTGGAAATACTCAGAGTTCTTTATATCAATTATTAAAACCTAATCGTAAAATAAAGGCCTGGTTAGGAGTAAAACACGACAATGAACAAATGGAATGGGTACCACTTGGCGTGTTTTGGAGTGGCGACTGGACAGCAAAGGATGATGAAGTCACCGCACAGACAACCGGCAGAGATAGATTAGATATGCTGATGAAAACAACATACGAAAACTCTCAAGTATGGCAAAATGTAAGTCTTTATAATTTAGCGATAAATGTATTAGAAGATGCAGGACTTACGGCAGATGAGTATTGGGTAGACAATGAATTACAAGATTTTACTATTCCTTACGCCTATTTTGAACCAATTTCGCATCGAGAAGCCTTGCGTAGGATTGCAGAAGCATGTGTTGGTCAATGTTATTGTGACAGAGATGGTATTATTAGAATAGAAGGTCCATCTTTTATAGAAAATCAAGATTTTGCACGTGAGTTTGTGACATGGAATAGTTTAACGATATATACATGGGATGAATTAAAATCCCATACATGGGGAGATATTAATATTCCTTTTTCTATTACTCATGACGAATATTTCAGAAAAGACAATCCTGTTAAATGGTCGGAAATAGCTAATTACATTGAGGTGGAAACCCAACCTTTAAAACCAGATGCAACACAAGAAGTATATCGGAGCAATGAATCTGAAAGTATAGGCGCGGGAGAAACAAAGACAATAACAGTACGATATAATAGCATACCATGTGTTGATGCCGTTGCAACGCTACAAGGAACCGGAACTATATCAAATGTCACGTATTATTCTTGGGGTGCAAATGTTACAGTTACAAGTGCGACGGCCGGAACATTTGAAATCATTGTAAATGCAAAACCTCTTAAGGTTGTAAATCAAGACAAGATTGTCGTTAAGGACGATGCAAGCATTGAGGAAAACGGTCAAATAGCTTATAAATTTCCTGCTAATCCATTAATACAAACAAGGTCAATAGCTGTAACAATAGCAAATAAGTTGTTGAATTATTATAAAAATCCCCAGCGTGACATGGAATTAGAATGGCGGGGTAATCCTGTACTGCTTTTAGGAGACAAAATAAGAGTTGTGGACCAAAAAGAAAAAAATGATTATTACATCGTGAAACAAGAGTTGGAATATAGTGGAGCTTTAAGAGCCAAGTTATCAGGAAAGAGGGTGTAATAATGCAATACACAAATAGACTAAAATTAAAGAAGCCTGACGGTACCGACCTGGTTAATATAGCGGACATAAATTATAATATGGATATAATTGAATCAAGATTAGCTGGGTATATCGGCTTTATTATTGCACCTGCCGACGCGATTAATAAAGAAAGGGCAGACCTAGTGTTGACGGGTGACCCTGCAAGTGATAGAACAGCAATACAAAATGCAATTACAATGTTACATACCATGAGAGCAAGTGTGGATGTAGCAATTAGGATTGACTTTATGGGCGGTAATATTGATTTAGGTACAGTAACAGATGGTTCAGCAATAGTTATTCCATTAGGTTATGATAATATACATTTGTACGGTAATGGGGTTAAGCTGACTGGTTACGTTTATGATTCTGACTATGTCGAAACGTATTCGGTATTTACAAATAATGCAGATAATGTGATTATTGATGGGTTTAATATAGTTAATAACGCAAGTGATTATGGTGAGTATGGTTTATACAACTCTGGCACTAACTGCACTATAACAGGTAACACTTGTAGTGGTGATTATTATGGTTTATATAACAGCTCGACCAGCACAACTGATAAATGTATAATCACAGGAAACATTTGTCTTAATGGTGGTATATCAGTTAAAACAGGAACTTGTCTACCTGCAACGCAAGCCGCAATGGCAGATGTTAACACTGGTACAATAACGATTAGATCTTAGGAGGTGTTAGTATGGAATTTTGTTTAGTAGATGGAGAAGTTAAGTTTTTGACACATAAAGTTGAGTGGCAAGAAACAAGAAGGCAAAGAAACGAAGAAGGTCAATTAATAGAGGTTGCAGAAAATAGAGAAAGAGATTTTTATGATATAGAAAAGAAAGACGCATTTATAGCACGGTTAACTGACCGTGGAATAGAGTATACCGTAACAGAATTAGAACAGCCCACACAATCCCAAATAGACAGGGTTGTAGGGCGAAAGTTTAATACTATCGAAGAAGCACGAAAAGCTATTAATGGAACGGAAGAACCTTCAAAAGACGAATTAATACAATCAATGGCATTGGCTATAGCTGAACTTGATGCGGAGATACAAACTATCAAAGGAGGCGATGCATAATGGTACAGTTTTATGTGAAGATGATAAAAGCAGGAATATTAACAATAGACAATGTTCCTGAAAGCAGAAGAGATGAAGTGATAGCGGCGTTGGAAGGTGATGCATGATGTGGCAAGCACCTAAAAAGGTATAGAACAAGTGGTTTTACAGGGTTTATTATATGCCAGAAACAAATTTCACATTTCCTATTAAAATTTTCGGGAAGGCGCTTTAATTAGCGCTTTTTATTTTTGCCTATGGAGGGAGCGTAACAAATGGAGAAATATTATCCTTTAAGGCTTGATGTAATGAAAAGTTTTACTAATATTAGTGCGGAGTTCACACAAAATGATACGGAGACTTGTGGTTTCAATATTGAATTAACGAGTTATGGGGAACCAATTGATATTACAGGTTCAGTTGTCGTTATTGGGTTGATGAGACCATCTGGCAAAGTAGTAATTGACTTTGTTACTGTAACAGAGAACGGAAAAGCAGTATATAAATTTGATAAAAGTGTTTTGTCTGAAGCCGGGAAGGTGCAAGGCATTGTACAAATTTATGGTGATGAAAACAAAAGGTTGTCTACTGCAAAATTTCAATTTATTGTAACAAATGATATTGTTACAAGGGAAACCATTGAAGAGGATGACAAATATCCGATATTAACTAAGCTAATCAATGATTTCCAAAGTGCTATATCTAACATACCAAATGTCGCTGAAATTGCAGATGAGTATAACATGTATATAAACACTATTAAGCCTGAAATGTTACAAGTAACAGAAGATGCATTAGAAGCAGCAGACAATGCAAGAGAAGCAGCACAGTTGGCAGAGCAATATATTTCAAGGCAAGTAATAGGTTCATGGTCATTGACAGTATTTGTTGAAAATGTGTCGGCGGAATTTAAGGTAAGAATGAAAACACCTTCTTTGTACTGGAATAAGTGGGCTGTTTTTGCTGACGAAACAAATTTAAGTGGTATACTCCCTCTTGATGAAGGATTTGTCAGCACACCATTAGCGTTCGAAAGTGACAGATTAACTGTTCGATTTTTTGATGAACGAACGGAACAACTTACACTAATATGTAAATTTGAAAAAAGTATAGATCTGCGAGGTATAAAAGCAGGTGATTTAATATTAGTAGAGGAGGTCAATAGAGGATGAAGAAAAATAAAAAAACGACAGCTACAGTTGGTGCAGCGGTTATAGCAGCAACTGTAGCTTTTTTTAGTATGACCGGAATTGTAATGGAAGGCACTTATAAAGTGACTGATATTGATGAGAACAGAAAAGCCATTACTATTACTGTTCCGGAAGAACTTCAAGCGGATATTTATGAGCTATACTTTGAGGATGCGCTCATAGATAAAGCTTTGTTGCCGGATGGTAAAGTAATAACCGTACCGGTATTGTTGGCAAAGCCGGAATTATTAAACGTAAAGATATACCGGCTAAGAGAAATGATAGGTACCGGTGAATTACAAGAAGACGGAACAATAAAGTTGAAGGTTAAGAGAGGAGCGGTTAAAGGTGATTAAAAAGATATCGATAATTTTGTTATTTTCACTTCTATTTATGTTTTCTTCTGTTACCAATACCGATTCTGCGCACATTATAGACTATACGATTACTCTCTATGAAGGTGGTAACATAGAAGTTCAGGGGATTATCAGCAGTGGTCCGGACCAGCAAGTCACGCTTTTGGTACACACACCTGGAAGTTTAACAGGTCTGCCTCAATCAGAACTGATGGAACATATTGCTTTTATTGACCAGGTAAAATCAACTACAAACGGAACCTTTTTAATTAGATTTACATTACATCCAAAATGGCAAGGTCAGGAGCTTCAATTCAACGTTGGTGGTACAGATGTTGATGAGCCGCTCAGGAAGATTGTAACAATACCTACATATCCGATAAACATTAATAGTGTAGAAAATAATTCTGTTAGAGTAGGTATAGATGTATACCACTTATCATCCCCGGCATATACGCCGGATAATGTTGTTAACAGCTTAATTGAAGGCGGAAACACAATATATTTTAAGTTAGGGGGTAGGTGGTATAACCTTTTGGACAGCAGGGCCACATCAGCAGAATATTTTAAGAAAGAAAATGCGATAGATGATGATATTGTAAATGCATGGCAATTGGATATGTGGTATCCCAGGAATGGGTTAGGTGCAATAAAATTTGATCCAGTACCGTTGAATTAAAAAAGGGAAGGTGACAGCATGAATGAAATAATTGTAGCATTAATAGCTTTTGCTGGAACAGTAATAGGTTCCTTAGGTGGAATAATGGCAAGCAGCAAACTTACTAACTACCGACTTAAAGAACTGGA